TATCGTGGTGGATCTGTTGCGATTGGAGTTACAGACCAAGCATATATTCATAGATTTGTAAGTGCTGGTATTAATTCAATCCGTAAGGGTAATTTTGCTGCTACAGGTGCAAATGCATTCACTGCTACAAACGCTGTATATACCTCACACTCTGGTCAACTTGTACTTACAATACCAAATCATGGTTTAACTACAAGTGATACAGTTGGAATTGACACAGGTGGATTAGTATTCAAGTGTTCTAAAGATAATTTCTTCTCAGATCATCCTTATCCTCGTTTAGTTTCTAAAACAACAGGTTTACCAGATCCTGTTGCTGGCATACAGACAGCGATTATTGGAACAACTACTAATACAATCACTATTAATGTTGGTCAAGGTGGTGGCGGTGGAACAGGAGCAGAGGTAACTGCAACAGTTGGTGTTGGTGGAACACTTGCATTTACAATAGTTTCTGCTGGTACAAGTTATGTAAATCCTGAAATTATAATTCCACAACCAAATTATGATAACTTACCAGTAATTGGTGTATCAAGACAAGGTATAGGTGCAACAACTGATACAGGTTCTAATTTGTTAGTTGATGTAAAAGTGAGTGCAGCAACAACAACTGTTGGTATTGGTTCAACAACATTTGAAATATCTCAGTTTGCCATAGCAAGACCAGGACATTCATTTAAAGTTGGTGATAAATTTAAACCAGTTGGATTAGTTACTGCTGCACATTTATCATCACCAATACAAGAATTTGAACTAGAAGTGGTACGAACATTTAGTGATAAATTCTCAGCATGGCAGTTCGGTGAATTAGACTTTATTGATTCAATACAAAATTTACAAGATGGTTCAAGAACAAGATTCCCACTATTCTTTAATGGACAATTACTAAGTTTTGAAAGAGATATTAATAATGCACGTTCTCAGTTAATAGATTTAAATGCGATTCTTCTTATATTTGTTAATGGTGTATTACAAGAACCTAGTTCTGCATATTCATTTGAAGGTGGTACTACTTTTGAATTTATTGAAGCACCAAAACCTGAAGCAAAAGTCGATATTTTCTTCTATAAAGGACAAGAGGGAGTTGATGTTGACGTTGCTGATATTCAACAAACAGTTAAGATTGGTGATGAAGTAAGAATCTTCAAACATCCTGTAGGAATGACTACATCTCAACAAGCAGAAAGAACACTCAAAGAATTATTGGGTGCAAAACTTGTTGAAACTGATATTTACACAGGTGCTGGTATTGATGAAAATAATAATAAACCTTTCAGATGGACAAAACAAAAAGTTGATTTAATATTAGGTGGTAAGAAAATTGATAAGTCTAGAGAAATTTTAGAACCACAAATTTATCCAACAGCGAATATTATTGGAGACTTGAAAACAAGTTCTGGTGAAGGTAACACCACAGATAGTATCTTTGTAGATGATGCAGAAGTATTTTTCTATGAGAAAGGAACTCATTTAACTACAACTAACCCAGATGAGTCTGATGGTAATTATAATTTATCATATAGTACTATTGATGCATTGATAACTTCAGGTGAAATTAATGTAGGTGCTGCAGTTACTGCAATTGTATCTGCTGCTGGTACTATATCTTCATTAGATATTACAAATGGTGGTTCGGGATATAGTGGATCTGCTACAATTAAAATTAGTGCTCCACCTTCTATAGGTGTCGGTATAGGGACAACAGCAACAGCAAGTGCAACTATATCAAATGGTTCTATAACTGCAACTACAATTACAAATCCTGGTTTGGGTTATTCTGCATTTACACCACCACAGGTAATAGTTGAATTACCAACATTTGAAACTGAGAAGGTAACTGCTATTAGTAATGTAGAAGGATTTACTGGTATCATAACAGGTATTAGTACAACTACTGGTACTGGTGGTCATCCATTAGCACTTAAGTTCTTCTTTAGAGCAGATAAATCTGCCAATACCTTAATTGCGGGTTATCCAATATTCATTAGTGATACAACTGTAGGAAATGGTGTTACATCAGTTAACAGTCAAGATTCTTCAGTTGTCGGTATTGGAACAACATTCTGTGACAATATTTACATAGTCCATGATAGAGATACACCAAACGGTGAAGCAGGTGCTGTTGTATGTAATATACATACAAACTCTAGTTCATCAGTTCTAGGTATTGCAGTTACTGGAAACTTTAATAATAGTAATCCAGGTATTGCCACACATTATGGAAAAATTAGTTGGGGTAGATTATACAATGCAACTCGAAATGAAACTCCTATTTCGATTGGAGTAACTGGATTGACTGTTAATAGTGGATTAACAACATTCCCAACTATTCAAAGAAAGAATTACACCATAGGGTCTCTGAGAGGTCTTAGATCATCAGGTGCTATCAGGGTATTTGGAATTTGATTCTATTACCTCTATAAATAAAAAGAAAAAGTTAATTAACAATGTCAGCGATAATTACTGATCAATTTAGAATTCTGAATGCTAACAACTTTGTTGAGTCAGTAGAAAACATCAATAATTCATATTACGTGTTCATAGGACTACCAAACCCTGCTGGAACTGCAAGTTTAGTAGGATATGGTAGATCTACTGATTGGAATACTTCAACACCTGCTCCTACAGATAGTTTTTCTTATCGTTCACATACAGGTGATACGATGATGTTTGGTAAAAAAATATCATCTGCTAATATTAGAAGAATTATAAGAAGAGTTGATTGGGTATCTGGAAGTAGATATGAAATTTACAGAGATGATTATAGTGTAGAAAATCCAAGTCCTTTAACACAAGCAAATAGATTATACGATGCGAACTACTACGTACTTAATTCCGACTTTAAAGTTTACGTTTGTATTGATAATGGATCAACAGGAGCTAACCCGCTTGGAAACGTCTCCCAAGATGAACCTACTTTCACAGACCTCGAACCTTCAAAAGCAGGGAATAGCGGTGATGGATACCTTTGGAAGTATTTGTTCACTGTGTCACCTAGTGATATTATTAAATTTGACTCAACTGAATTCATCACTGTACCGAACAGTTGGAACTCTAGCCAGGACTCTCAGATTAGATCGGTTCGTGAGAATGGCGACTCGTCTGTAAACCAAAATCAAATTAAACATGTATATATTCAGAATGCTGGAAGTGGATATGCAAATGGATTAAGTCAAGAAGTTGATATAATTGGAGATGGTGAAGGTGCAAAAGCAAGAGTTGACGTTGTAAATGGAACAATTACTGATGTAAATGTGAGTGCTGGAGGTAAAGGATATAGTTATGGAATAGTTGATTTAGGAACCTTAAGTAGTGGAGTTAGTACATCAACAGGTCGTGCAAAACTTGTTCCTATTATACCACCAGGTTTAGGTCATGGACATAATGTTTATACTGAGTTAGGAACTGACAGAGTAATTGTTTATGCAAGATTTGATGATTCAACAAAAGATTTTCCAATTGATACAAAATTTGCTCAAGTTGGAGTTGTAAAAAACCCAACAAAAGTTGGTACAGCAGTAACATACACTGATAACACATATTCTTCTTTACAAGCAGTTAAGTTTGATACTGTAACTGGTGTTCCACAAGTTGGTGAAGAAGTTAAACAAGTTTTGACAATATCTCCAAATATAGGTAAAGTGGCAACTGGTTACATTGCATCTTATGATTCAGAGACTAAAGTGTTAAAATATTTTAGGGATAGGTCACTCAATTTTAATAGAACGACTTATGATCATACCGATTATGCAGGTATTTCAACCGCTGGTAGAATTTATGAATTTGAGTCAGCAGTTGGTGCAAATAACATAGAAGGTAAGTCATCTTCCTTCTCTGGTGCAATATCTCGTACCTTTTCTGGTATTACAACAAATCCTACAGGTAATAAATTAATTAACTTGGGAGTTAACTTTATAACAGGACTCTCTAATTCTGAGATAAATAAAGGGTCAGGAGAAATAGTTTACTTGGATAACAGACCTTTAATTGTTAGAAACTCCCGTCAAAAGGAAGATATCAAAATCATACTAGAATTCTAAAATGCCACAAAAGACTAATTTAAATATATCACCTTATTATGATGATTTCAGTAAGGATGATAATTTTTACAAAATACTATTCAAACCTGGTTATCCTGTTCAGGCAAGAGAATTAACTGGTTTACAGTCTCTTTTACAAAATCAGGTTGAGTCTTTTGGTAAGCATATCTTTAAAGAAGGTTCAATGGTTATTCCTGGTAACATTGAACTTGATAATTCATATTTCGCTGCAAAAATAAATGATTCACATCTTGGCATTGATGTTTCAGTTTATTTAAATGAAATTATAGCTTCTAATGGTGGTAAGGGTCTAAGAGTTAGAGGTCAAACTTCAGGAACAGTTGCAGTTATAAAAAATTTCATATTACCTCCAGCAGAAGGTGTTGAAAATATTACAATTTTTGTCAAATATCAACAATCAGGAACTGACGGAGAAAGTTCAGCGTTTCCAGATGGTGAAATATTAGTTCTTGAAGAACCTTTAACATATGGTAATACTACATTAACTATTGGAGAAACTGTATTAACACTTGTCTCTGAAGAAGCAACAGCAACAGGTACTGCTTTTGGTGTAAATGCAGGTGTTTACTTTTTACGTGGAAGTTTTGTTGACGTTCCAGCATCACTTATTATATTAGAACCATATTCCATAACACCATCTTATAGAGTTGGTTTTGATATTTCTGAGGAAGTTATAAACTCAAATGATGATGAAGCATTATATGATAATGCAAAAGGATTCACTAACTTTGCTGCACCAGGTGCTGACCGTTTTAAAATTTCTGTAAAACTTGCTAAAAAAGCATTAGATGACTACGAAGATACAAACTTCGTAGAGTTAATGAGAACGGATCAAGGTGAAGTAAAAAAATTACAGGATACTTCAACATATAGTGAACTTAAAAAATATTTTGCTAAGAGAACTTATGATGAATCAGGTGATTACTCTGTAGAACCATTCCGTATTGATATTCAAGAATCTCTCAATAACGAGATTGGTAATGATGGTTTATTTACAGAAAATAGATTAACTGATGAGGGAAATATACCGAGTGATGATATATTCTGTGTAAAACTATCACCAGGTCGTGCATATGTTAAAGGATTTGATGTTGATTTACCAGGCACAACTGTACTTGATGTTGATAAACCAAGAGAAACTGAAACAGTAAATGTTGCATCAATTCCCTTTGAGATGGGAAGTATGCTTCGTGTTAATAATGCACAGGGAACACCTTTTGTAAACATTGGTGGTACATCTGCAAATGTTATTAAATTAAGTAAATCAAGGAAGATAAGTGGAAGTAATAGTCCTGT